GGCCCAGCGTCTCAGCTGGACCTCACAGTCCGATCTATACGGCGCGTATTTGCCGTCTTGAGAAGACACCCTTGAGAAGGAGAAGTCAGATGACCGTAAGAACACGTACTAACAATACGGGTTTGTACCCACCGGGTACGAGAACTCGTTTTGGAAGTGCGGTCGCTCATGGTATCGTCTATCAGACTGCCGAAACCTGTCAAGACCATGTCGTGACAGGTGACTGCATGCCGTTTGAGGTCAACCGCACCACTAACCGTGGTGGGGTCATAAACAGCGACTACGATGGCGGATACTTCACCGCTACGTTTCGTGATTATGCTTGTGACGCTCTTATAAACGGCCAGATAGTTTCTGACTTTCTGTTTCCTAATGCTCTGCCTGATGACGACTATATGTCAAAGGCAGTCCAAAGGACAAATCCCAATAAACCATACGTGGATATTGGGATGAATATCCTGGAAGCAGGCGATTGCGTAAGATTAGTCCACGAATGGGGTAAAGACCTCATGAAGTGGCTAAAGGATCAACCCGTCCGCGGTTACCGTAGAGGTAACGGAGCGTTCTGGGAAGATGCCGGTAAGGCGAACCTAACTTATAGTTTTGGTATCGCACCCGTCTTAAGCGACCTATCAAAGCTTGTCAATTACCGCGATCAAGTAGATCGTCGTGTAAAACAGATTAAGCGTTTGATGGGGCCTACTGGTCTTAGGAAAACCGTTGAACTTGATAGTCTGTCTAAGACGCAAGTCAAAGACATCTACTGGCAAACTGCTGACACTTGGTTACAATCAAGCGTCGACGTTATGTCAGCCCAGAATATTCGAGGCCATTGCAGGTGGTTACCTGACATTGACTTTTCGAGTCTTCCGGAATCAAGTTTGGAGAAGATGGCCAGTCAAGCCGTTCTCGGCGTGACCCTTGACTTCGCGACCTTATGGGAAGCGATGCCTTGGTCTTGGCTCATAGATTACTGCACAAACGCGGGTGCCCTCATATCGAGGATCCGCAATATTGTGCCGTGCTCTCTTGAAACAGCTATGCTGATCAAGCACTCCGTTACCAGGTACGAGATTCCTCGCTTACGTGCTGGGCAACATGAGATGTCGCCCGGACACGTAATAATAGAGAGGAAACAACGTTATCCTGTTAATATGGCCTTCTCCGCTCACCTCCCGTTTCTTAGCGGGAGTCAAATGGGCATACTATCTTCGTTAGCAGTAACGAGGCGGTAGTATTGCCTCGTAACAGCCAGTAATGGCGCTTTCTAAGATAGTACAGGAGTAGATAACATGTTCGCAGATCCATCTGTTGTTACCATCAACGCGGTAGCTAAAAACCTTGTTCGAATCAACCAGGACAAGTACTCTTCGGAGTACCTCCTGCGTTCTTCGACTGAGGAATTTCGCCTGAACATCAGGAATTCTTCGTATGCCGATAAGAAGCGCGGTGTGACGATTGATCGTCACAACGTCGAACTTATCCATACGGTTTTCCCGGTGTCGCCGAGCACGCTTGCAACTGTTCGCAAGACGTACACTGTTATCGAGAATCAGCGGGGTGATACCCTCGTTGATCCGCGGAACGTGGCGCTCGGTCTGTTCGCATTCTTGACGAGTGCGAAGATCGATCAGTTGATGAACTTCGAGTCGTGATAGTACCCTCCTCGCAAGAGGGGGGGACGATGGGGGGACAGGCTGGTCGAAAGATCAGTCTGTTCCCGCCTTTCACGAATAAGAACTCGAAGCGATTTCAGAGTGGATCTGTGGCTTGGATAGCAACCTCCAAATGGAGATACTATGAAAAGCCAAGTGAATGCTCTACTCCATGTCACGGCAGGTATCCTAAAGGATATCACGCCGTTGTACCCGTCGCTTGAGGGTAGTCTTTCTAAAGATTTAGATCGGCTCACCCTTAACTGTCGAACTAGAGGTGTTGGGTTGTACACCCTCGACCTCCCTGCTCTTGAGTCCCAGCTCCTTGCTGGTCTCGAAAGCGGGCGCCTTAGCTTGGAAGGGCCGTTCTCAACGGCCGTGTCTCCCAAGATCCAAGTGCCGAGACTCTTCTCGGGACTATGGTTGCGCATTTTCGACAAAGGCGGCTGTTTGAAACATGAGGTAGATTGCAATGCACTCTTCTTTCTACGTCAACTTCTGACGTTGGGGAAGAAGCTTGAGATCCCTTGCTCTGACGATCGCACAATCGCGAAAGTCGAGGAATATCATGCAATCGAACGTAGCCTCCGTCGCCCCAGCTTCAGCTGGGACTCAGACGAACTACGCCTCATCCAGTCCGGAGAATATAGTGGTCTCTGTCCGAGACAACTATCTTCCGGAGATCGCCGTCATCACGGTGGCGATTTGTATGATCATGGTGATCTTTTTGATCCTGTTCCCGAAGAAACATTCTTCGGAGTAGGTTCACTAGACGCTCATGAACATGCAGCGGATGAGAATAGGAAGCTGCCTTTTGATCTTATGTCTGTGCATATTGTACAGGCACTTGATCATGTCAGTCCTTCTGGCGCAACATCTACTGATCTGTATTCGAAAGGATACAGTGAGGTAGAGAAGCAACAGAGGCGTGACGACAGTCTCCTCCTCCACCAGATACAAAGCGTTGCTGATCTGGTGTTCGATTCCTTTACGATCTTCGACCCTATCGCCCTATCAGAGCGGTGGGAAGAGGAATCGCGAGGACTCGGTTTCAAACATGGACCTGGAGCCGTGGCGGAAAGTCTGAAGAATTGGGAGAAATCCCGATTCCAAAACTGGCCGCAAAAGCTGCAGAATACTTTTCCTTATGAACTCTGCGGGAAAACCGCAGGGTCCAATCTGGAACGTCCTCTCAACCATGAGAAGGCGGCACGTTTGATTTGTGTTCCAAAGACCGCTAAAGGTCCACGGATCATCGCAGCAGAGCCGACAGCACATCAGTGGTGTCAGCAGATGCTGCTTAGGTATTTGTTTGTCGAATCAAGAACCCACCCTATTGTTGGTGGGATGATTGACTTCAAAGACCAAAGCAAATCAGGCGCGTTAGTTCTGCAAGCCTCCCTGGATCGGAGCCTAGCAACCGTCGACTTGTCGGATGCTAGTGACCGATTGACGTGTTGGACCGTGGAACGGCTGGTGAGACGCAATGCGCCTCTCCTTACCGCTCTGCACGCCGCACGTACGAGGTATCTGCGAGATGAGAATCTCGGAGAAGTGAGCTTCCTGTCACTACGGAAGTTCGCCTCGCAAGGCACAGCTACTACGTTCCCTGTGATGAGCTTAGTTATGCTATGCATAGCTCTTGGCGCTTGCCTTGAGCCTAATGAAAGCGTGACTTTGTCTAAGCTAAGGGAATTTCGTAACCAGGTACGTGTGTTCGGAGATGATATCATCTTACCGGCACACGGGTACAAGCGACTACTTAGGGCCATGGATCTCTTGCAGTTGAAAGTTAACAAAGCCAAAAGCTATGTTAACGGACACTTTAGAGAATCCTGTGGCACTGATGCGTACGCCGGAAACGACGTCACACCAGTAAAACCTAAAACAGTAGTCGCTGGCAGTCCGGCTTCGTGCCAGGCTGTAGTAGACCTCTCAAATAATCTCTTCAATAAAGGATTATTCAATGCAGCATACTACGCCGAATTGCTACTTCCTTCGTACGTTCGAAAACGACTTAGGATCGTGGCTAGAAACGAAGCTGGATTCTCAGGTCTCTACTCATTCTGTGGAAGCGATGAACGCCATCTTATGGAAAGATGGAATCACCGCCTACATAGGTATGAGGTCCGAGTATGGGCTACTAGAGTCCGTGCTCAGAGAACTGAGAGAGGCGGATACGACGCGTTGCTGGACTTCTTTGCAAGAAGCTCAGCTCCATTCAGTCCTAGGACTGTCGGAGAGTACGTCGACCGACTCAGGACGATCGCTCGTCCTATATGGGAGCCCCAGAACGCTTCTGCTCTCGTCTCTAATGGAACCTTGGGTCAAAAGTCTTGATGCCGCGTCTTATGACACGAACATCGATGTGGTAAACGAATTTGTTTTCGAACAAATGCCGTCACGCTACATTGACTTGTTGACTCTCGGTTACAATGAGACTGAAGTGAAGCAGGCACAAGACGACTACAGATACTTCTTTGATGAAGTAGTCTACGCACAAAACAACGTGTATCACAACAGCTTTTCAAAGCTGTCGGATGCATGGAATTTTGACGGAGACTAAACTGTAACGTTCTGAGCCTCTTTGGTTCTGGGTGGTGGTTAAGTAGAA